CGGCACAAAACTCAAATAGAAAAAGTGAAGATTACTTATCTGAAGAAGGTAAAGCGCGCGCTTTGCAGCCTGCTTCAGTGTTTCAGGGCAACCCTTTCGCCAATGCGAATCCACAAGCTTACCTGTCAGCTGAAGAGGATTTGGATCATTTCCGTTATGCAACTATGCCTGATCCTAATATTAACTCAACCTTTGGCATATACCCATCAGCCGCTGCCGTTGACTCTGTGCAGGGACTAAGCTTTTCCATGGAAGAAAAGAATGACGAGGCTGATGAGATGAGTGTAACCTATAATGAAGTTGTAACTCTCAATGAATTCACCCCGCCAAGTAAAGATGAATTAAAGGTTACTAAGCTTAGCGCAACTGAAGACATGGATTTAGAGGAGTTGTGCCACACAATTGATGATTCTAAAGACGTGCTTGAACAGGTTTGTCATTACCATTCTAGGTGGATTGGGAAGGTAATAAGTCAGGTAAATTTCACATGCCTTGTCTCTGATTTTATTCTGCTGAAAAGCTCAGTAGAAGGTTCAATTAATGCTTACTACACAGGTTCTCTCACCAATAGGACAGCATTTGAATTGGCTGTTAAGTCCTATTATAAGTTCAGGCATGATCTCCTTTTCTGTATGTTCCTCTTGGCTGCAGGGTTACAGTCACAGTTTGGTACTGATGTTTGTTTGCGTCAGTTCGGTGTTGACAGCAATAGGACCCCAGATTTTGTCTATAATGGTGTTGAGTTGTCTGTTATTGAGATGTCAGTTAGCAACTCTTTTGAAAAAAGTAAGTTCCAAAAGGGTTCAACAGAGTTAGATAGTATCTACAGAACTGAACTCAAACTTTTACAGGATGCTACAAAGAAGAAGGTGAACTATCTACCCGTGTTTTTTGACACAACTGTCAATAAGTACAATACTACAGACTGGAGGACTGTCGGGTTTAATGTTAATGTACCCCTTTTAAACAAACTGACAGAAACCTTGCTAAAGAACTCAGGTGACCTCAGATCTGTTGATAAAGTCGGTTATGTTTTCTTTTTTAAAGAAGACAGGCGTTGGAATAAAATTGATGGTTATTATAACGAAGTTGCAAATTTGTTGGTTAAAAATAATGTTGCCCAGTTAAGGCCTCGCCCCCAAAAACTTTTTATCCCAGTCCTAGCTTGGTACCATCGACTAATCTTGAGCTGTAAAGCCGACCTAATAGCTGTATTGCCAACAATGGCAGAAAAGGAGGATAAATACGTAATTTTTAATGTGAAAGGTGGTCTTGCTTTCAAAAAAGATTCTTCTGGCATTAAGTCAAAGGATTGGGGCATATATCTAAACACTAATGATTGGTACAATATAGTGAAGAACTCAAGAGTAAGAGAATTAGTTGGCTCAGAGGTCAAGTATAAGCTACTTTCTAGTGTTGAAGGTAACAGAGTTAATGCTGAAGTTACGTTTAAGCCTCGGCCTTTAAAGCTGACGGAGCATGACCATGCCATGTGTTATCATAAACATGTTGATGACAACTTACCACCAGTAAGCTACAATAGCCTAGATCTCTACAAGCAAGGTGACATGGCAATCACTCCTAAACCAGTGACAGTCAAGCCCAAGCCTGATGATAACAAAAACTTGGAGGGCATCTTCAGCCCGCTTCAGAGACACGCAAGCAAGCGAGTGGCTACAGATAGCATGCCGCTTGACCAACCTTATCTTGAGGTTGAACACACTTTTAGTCTAATAGAATGGATGCTGAGTTTTGAAGGGTTGGTTGTCGGTAGCAATGAAAGGGCAACAGAATCGAAAGATTTTGTTCTTTGTAAACAGGTTTACGCAGCAGGCTCCCCTGATGACTTCAGAAGGGATGTTCTTAAGATGTATATGGAGTTGAATCAGGCCACAGGTAAGCCAGTTTGTTTCATAGTGCATGATCATTTACACATTCTGACTGGTGTTCTAGATGGTGGTATTGTCACACTATATGATACAGTATCCGCAGACAACCACTTAGTCCAGACTAGGCAATCTATGCTGGTGAATCACAACCTCACTGTTAATGGGCAGATGTTAAGTTTAGCCGACCCCCAAAATCCAAAATGTGGTGCTTATGCAGCTTGGGTTGCATTCAGACTAATGACTCATAGCAATGATTTCTATATCAGTGCGAACAAACTTGAACTATTATTTAATGCTGCCATCCTTGCTTATGAGAGTAAGTTACCCAGGACTCTTAATTGGGCTGATACATCTGATTATGAAAGTGAAGGAGAGGAGAAGATCAATGCATCAGACGAAGAAATTCCAGGGCAGGAAAATAGCATTAAAACTGAGGACTTGCATGAGCTGAAAACAAGTAGAGAGTTCTCTGATGAGGACATCCTGCTAAAACTTAGCACTGTTGACATCCTGTCCAAACACAAGGTGGGAGTTCAAATGTTAAATGCATCAATAAATGCCTACACAATTGAGTTAGAAAAGAAGTTTGATTCGATTGCTGAGCGAACACCTAAAAACCCTTTCACTCTCCCTTTCGTTGAGTTTGATGCACTGACCGATAAATCAGGGTTTGATAGCTGGCTGAATGTTATTAAGTCTTATACAACAGATAAATTGCTAATATATGTTCTAGAGGCAAAGAATAGGAAAGGATTTTCTACTAGAAAAGAGATACCTGAATCAATAGTGAACAGGAAAACACAGGCAGAGAAAGAGTATTTCAGAATAGTGAAACAGAAGGGTGACAAAATCCCTAAGTTGAGGGCAGCTATCAAATCTGATGATAAAGACCTATCTAACTCAGCAAAAGAGCTTGATGAAGCTATAAAAAGCGAGCAGCGTTTCCTAAAGAGGAGCGTTAATGCAGTAAATACCAATGTGATCTGCCCAATGAGCAGAAAGAATCTGCAGGAGAAAATCGAAAAAGAGCGGTTGTTGAATTGGATGGAAAAGAGAGAAAAGCAACAGACCAGAGGTATCTGCAAGGACAAACATCATCTAGCTGTTGAGTTCATAAAGTCATGCCTGGGCTACATGTCAGATGTCAACAGTTCCAGCTTTTTTAGGAGTTTAGAGGAAATATTGAACCCCGGGAAGGACACGGATTCAATGAATTACATAAAGAGATTTATGCTTAAGGAGCACCGCGAGGTATGTGAAGAACTGAATGGGAAAAATGTGCTTAGTATAGCAAGATTCATACAGGAGTTCACTGACCAGCTACTGTTTTACTCCCAGAACAAATGTGACACACATGAGTTTTCCGTAAGCAATCTCGGGTGGGGTAACTGTCTCCTGGTTGTTAAGGGTGGCCAGAAGGTTTTCGCAACAAAGCAATCTAGGATCTACAAACTTATCCATCCTGTTCCTGCATTTTTTATGCAATATACACAACTCTTTAGCCAAACAACAAAATTCTACACTATCGACAATGTTGTATATATTGAATATGGTTGGTCAGTATTGCATGAGTCAGTTCTGGCTGACAAGAGCAGCTTTTTTTCTCAGTGTCTATCATTTCTTACTAACGGACTTGCTAGGGTCACCGCATCCAAAAGAAAGCAGTTGTTTAATAATTACCTTTTTCCTGTCTTGCTTGCTATTAATAACAGGCGTAGTACTGAAGAGATGCTAGGAAACATGCGGTACCTACTAGTGAACCCGTTAGGTAAATATAGCGCAATTGATAAGCTGCTGCCATCCTTTGCATGTGTCCCACAAGATGCAATTCAACTTCACATATTGATGGCCATCAAAGAGAAATATTACACATACTCCACTGATGTAATGGGCTTTGTAAAGTCCATTGAAGAGAAGTCAAGTGAATCTAAAACTGTTGACAACTTCTTTGCCTTCTGCAAAATAGAGAACCTTAACACATTCACCTTCTTTCTGTACTGCACTAATTTGATGACCAAAGCACCTTACACACAACATCTTGAGCAGGCAAGAAATCTAAAGAAAATGATGGAGACTCACAAAGAGTTCGTTACTAAGCTCAACTACACCAGCCTAGAAGAATCTTTCATGTGTAACAAGTTTGGTGTTGATGTTTTCAACAACGATTTTTATACGGATCAGAACTATAATTTTGAATTAGGAACATTTGCCTCTGATTATTTCAGAGCAAAAGATTGCTTACCTCAGATTCATAATGCCTGGGTCAACATTATGAACAAACCATGGACAAGCATAATGAATGAGTCAGGTTTAAGGGGAAAGGAACTGAAGAAAAGCAAAATGCCAAATAAAAATTTCTTTGGGAAAAAGAGTGCTGAAGTTGTGGTGTCTGAAATAATGGAAAATAAAGAATACAACATTGAAGAATTAAGAAGGTTGCTTGAGTCAGATGAGCCTACCGCAAAGAAAAATAGGAAATTCTGGGATCTGAACAGGACTATGTATGATAAAATTGAAGAACTGATAGAAGATGAGGACAATTTTGAAATAGTTTTTCATGTGGTTGACAAAGTCCAGTATAGAGGGGGGCGTGAAATCTACGTCATGACTTTGAATGGGAAAGTTGTTATCAACCCACTAGAACAATTCTTTGGTGTTCTATGCACCTATGTAGACAATGAGATGATCTCACAGTCTTCCAACCGCAGACTAAAGATAATCCACAGCAGAAATTTTGAGACACCTAATCGTAAAATGAAGATTTACAAGTTTGTTTTTGACTGTATGAGATGGGGCCCTAAGTCTGAATTCTCAAAGTATGTCAGCTTCATAATGGGTCTAGCACCTGTACTGCCCAAATCTATGGTGGACCTATTCTTGTTTGTGGCTAGAGCTTATTTCAAGAAGAGTGTAGTGATATCACCTGCCGCTTATAAAGCTTATGCTAGCAGTCAAGTCCATTCTGAGTTTCTAAAATGTTTTTAGCGTGTTGATTACCTTTACTATGTTAGCAGGCATACCGGGGAGAAGGAATATGCATACAAATTTACAATGCCTTATAGTTTTGTCATGGGTATATTCAATTATCTCTCATCTTTAATGCATGCATTCAATCAGCAGCATTCTTGCCTTAAAATCATAGAGACCATAAAGAGGATGTATGGTGTTGATATAGAGTTCAGGATGGATGCCCACTCTGATGATAGCGCTGGCTATATCGCAATACCAGACTGTGAAAATGCTGATGAGATACTGCAAACCGCTCTGACACTATATGAGTATTACTTGAGGCGGTGCAATCACATGCTATCTATCAAAAAATGTGTGGTCTCTGAGGTTTATTTTGAATTTCTTTCAACACTTTATATTGGAGACACACTTTTACCATTAGTACCTAAGTTTTACCCTGGAGTTACATTTAAACCCAGTGGTTTAGGGTATGCATCAGACCAGTCACAATGCTATAGCAAATGCATAGAACTTCTCCAGATGGGAGCAACCTTTAGTGAAGCGTTTTTTAGTATGAGAGTGCAGTCATGGTCAATATCAAAGAAATATGCAATGCCTATACATGATGATAGGCCATTGGCAGCATACGGTGGTGCTTATGCCCACCCTATGCTAGTGTTGCTCTCAGGTTCATTGGCTGATAACTGTAGGCTGTATAAGTGGGATAGTGATACTTATATTAAATTCATAAGTGCCGTCATGCTATTAAACGGCAATAAAGATGAAGTCTTACAATTAACAGGTTTTAAACCCCATATGGCAAGAAATGTCAGAGGGTCTGTAAGGCAACTTCTAGAGCAGATAAAATCGGTTTATGGTGTGCTTCTGGATTATGAATTTTTCGAAAACTCAAGAATAAAAAACACCACACTAGTGCCTATCAACTTTTACAATGACTGCAAGAAAGCACCATACCTTGATGCATTGAATTATTCCAGCGTTACTAGGAGATTAACTAAGCTATATTTCGACAGAGCAAACAGTGTTTATCAAACCACTATAGGCAGTCTAAGGAACAGCCAGATAGATGATACTATAACAGACATAACTTCGCCTTACCCAACAAACAAAGATTTGCACGCAGTACTTAATGGTCATCTTGAAAGAAATTTGACAGCACTTTCGTATGTGTACAATTTTTTGGTTGGTGAGTCTATAAGGCTTTATGATTATCTACCATCAAAGAA